CATTCGAGGATGCGCCATATTTAGCAGTAGATATGTGCTAAGTGCACCGCCATGAACCCCATGACCTCAGCGAATTGGTTTCCATGCCTTTCATCATTACTGAAACAATAGTTTATATTGGTTTATTCTAGATTTCATTTTAGACAACATACTTCAATCCATCTATGCAAATAGCGAACATTAAAATAAAACCAACCAGTGCTTCAGAGAGCCAAGGTAAACCGATATTTGAAAGGATAGATGTTATATGCTAGAAAATACTCCTGATATTTTAACCCTAAAACAGTGCCAATCATTATTATCAGTCGGAAAAAATACAATGCTCAATCTGATCCATGACGGAGAAATCGAAGCATTTATGGTCAATCATCGTTGGAGAATTACACGTACTGCCGTGATTCAATACATACGAATGAATCAGTATTAGTTCAACTTTCCTACATTTATTTCTACACGAAAACACGAATAATACGAAAGGCAAAAAAATGATATACCAGGTAAATTGAACCAGGTATATCATTTTTTATTTGTGTGATTCGATCACCTATGGAGATATACAAAATAGGAGACTGAGATCAGCAGCATAATACCAATTAGCATTTCCGTTCGCCGCTTAGCCTTACTATTCTGCTCCGAGTAATAATAGCGAATGATTAGAAGTAAATAACCTAACAGGAAGGAATATGGTAAGTACATACAGCTAAAGAAGATAATTAGTGGCAAATTCAGAATTCTGATCACAAAATTATTTATCTTCGAGTCACTTTCTTCCTCCTCCGTATACGAAGTGGTTCGCTTCATCTCATCCCACCGGTATCCACCATGATCTGAATTGTTTTGCATTTCTTCATTTTCTACATCATTAGGTTCATCTTTCTGATCGGATGGTTTATTTACTTCAGATGCGTTCAGATTCTCAGTCAGCTTCTTCGAGAGATAGTCGTAGGCAATGTTAATCTGTTGCATTTTTTTAATATATATGTCTTGCTGATTCGGATGCACATCAGGATGATACAATCGAACCAACTTGTGATATGCCGATTTCAATTCTTTAGGACTCACATCAGACGAAACACCAAGTACTTTATAATAATCCATGTTATTTCACTCTGATAAAGCGCTTATTTTCATCGTCTGCTTTGATTACTCCCAGACCTTGAAAATCCGATAATGTATCAAACACCTTATTTGCCTTTGATTTTTGAGTATCCTCCGTATCATCAGGCTTTATGAGGGATGCAATATATTGATTGATATCTTCCTCCGTCAATATCTCCTTGCAGTTGATTAATTTTCGAATATCCGACGGGAATTCCAGATCGCTCAAACCAAACAGCGGAATAAAAATACACAACCCTATATAAACATATAAGTATGTATTCAAATTATGAATAGTAAATGGTAATGCATCTCCGATCTGCGGATACATAAGCATAGTTGCCGGGCAGATGTAACTGAGTGCAAATGCCCATGCCGTATTCGTCGTTTCCTTTACAACCTTAAAATTACGGTAATCCATCGGAACATTCTTAAGCTTGCTCATGAGAGTAATATTGACAATTACGAATCCGACGGCAATAAGGATGGTGATCAGACTGAATTTATCTTTGACAATAAAGAATCCAAACACAATAAATTCAGCGACAATCCCGAAAATTTGAAGGTTTATAGCTTTAAGCACTTCATTTATTAGATAGCCTATGATAACAAATACCATCATGATTACTAAAAATATCAGAATACACTTGATTCCCGTCCAGAGTTTACTCCAGATTGAGGATGATTTGTCATTTATCTTAACATCTTTCTGGTCTATATCCCCTTGGGAATCTACAGGGATATCTTGTCCAGTCAGTTCATAATAATTTCCTGATTCCGTCATCCATAGCTCAACATGATTTAAGTGATTCTTGGTAGAAAAGCAAAATACGTCTCCAGTATTTGCAACCTCGAAGTCAACCGACTTGGAATGAAGCAATCCAGCAGATATCTTTAATGTATGAGTACCCTCTGCCAGATTATATTTATTGCTATTTTCATCTCCGTTGGCAACCGTATAGAATTTATGATTGTCTATATAGATATCTAAGTTATCCCTTGCAAACAAAAGATTACCCTCATAATTGATTGTAATAACAACTTCCTTATTTCCCTCTTGATAACTGTCCACTCCCATAACATCGCTCGCTTTTTTACATCCTGTTAGCAGCATAGAAAAGCACATAACACATAATACTAATAAACATCTTACCCTATTCATTATTGTTCCTCCTGAATTTATGATTAGTAATCCATTTCCCTTCTATTTTGTAAGTTGTTCCCTAGCTTCCTTAATGATTTGCCTGAGCCTTCTTTCCGTATATCCATATTTCACTGCAAATTCCTTAATATTAACTACGGATGCATCCTTTAGAATTTGCTGCAAAATATATGATTTCGAATATATCTTTTTAGGAAATGTAACTTGTTGCCCTTGGAACTCCTTGTGCAAAAGTAAGGTGGATTCAATACCGATCACTTCAGCTACATCCTTATATATCCCGGTCAAGTCCGATGGCTTAATAGAGTTGTCTGCCACAGCCCTCTCCTTCTTCCCGTACAGTATTTTACATCTAATATACAATTTTCCAAAAGAAAATGTCCTCTGCTGATTTCCTTGTAAATTTCCTTGTAAAAATGCACATAATGAAAAAGTCGTTCCTTCGCTGGGAGGAAACGACCTTTTCATTGTATGGTGATAATATATGGTTGTAAGAAGATTAATATCATGCATCTATGAAATGAAGAGGAAACGAATTTCATATCAGAAATCAGACAATACACAAATCACCATTATACAGATACACTTCATCAGATAAAAACTCATCCTCTGTCACCGTTGTACGGTTCACGTCCTTTACCATCTCTCTCAGATGCTCAACCGAAAAATTATTTGCTGGAATGGCGAGCATTTCATGGATACTACTGGGCAAAATATATAGTTTATCAACACCTATCCTCTCAGCCAGCCTTGACAACTGATCCGGTTGAAATACCACAAATGCCCCGTTGATATTACTGCGGTTCGAAATAATATACATCTCATTTGAATCCCTTGGTTTGTCCTCTGTGATATGTCTGAGAAGTTGCTCTTCCTCATTTGTGATATCACTGCCGTCATCTCCGATATCCTTCAACAGCTTACTGAAGATAAAATCCGACATCCGTTCCATCATTACCGGTTCATTTTGAATTGTATTTCCCTTTGCAACAGATAGTAGTTCCTCTGCTGATACATTCCATTGCTCCATGAGTGGAAACTTTACCATAACGGTTGCAAGCTCCTCACCCTTGGAAATGAGCACATAGGGAACGATGGCTAGGTCAAGGATTGCCTCATTCGGAACATCCTGCAGCAGTTTCTCATTTCTTGCATAGTTGATAAGCTTTACCCTTAGCCGGGACTTTACCCATTCGAAATCGGTCATATTGATTGAAAACTGATCCATTCCCAGCTTCCTTCTTTGAGATACCTCAATGATATCTTTGGCAATCTGATCAATACTCTTTCCGTTCATATATTCCGAATAGAATTCCTCCAGATAGACGGAGGGTACGATAGGTGCATTTTGCAGTCCTACAGAAATACCATGCAGCTCACGATTAACTTTCAGTACTGAATTGACTGTCACGCTGTAGCTCAAACCAACCTTGTGCATTACCTCTTGCTTCACTATTTCAACGAATTGCTCGAATTTCATATGTTTGTTACTCCCTTCTAATGGCGGATCATACATCCTGATTGTTATCTGCCTCGTTGATCTCTCGATACTCAGCATCGACGAGATCACTTTTTATTTCACTCATATCCGGTGCTATTTCCGACTTAATTGATTCATCCGTAGCAACCGCTCGGAGGAAGTCTGTCTTTAACGGAGCATATTTAAGCACCTTCTTGATTACCGTTTTCTTAGCCATCTCTTCATAATTGGTTTTCCACGGACTGTAGGAGGAAGAGAATCCCTTGGAATACTTCGCCGCATGGGAATCGATATCCTCCTTACTCATTACCTCAAATGCAAAGCCATTATTGTCAAGCTTGAATAGTGCATATACTAGGAGCAACTCGCCCCGATTCTTTAGTGCCGGCTTATGTACCAGCCGTGCATTCAGACCCAGCTCATATTCAAAATAATCATTTTTATATACACACTGCGCTTGGATTGACTGCACCTGCTCATTTCGATAGACCAGATCGATCATCCCCTTGAATCCAATCTGAAACTGACATTCCAGCTTCCCCTTATTATTGTATGGAATCAGGTACGCTTGTCCCAAAGGGGTGTTCGGCTCAAGGCCTAGCTGAGCAGCATTCATCAATGCGGCAAGAAAGCTGATTTGTGTGCATTCCGACAGCTTGGGTGTTGTATTAAGAGCAGATAATGCCATCCGGGTAAATCGATCCGGTGTAATGACGGACGGTAGCGCCTTCTTAATCTCCGGCTCCAATATCTTTATCATATCTGCAATGCTCATGCTCTTGGTTATCTTTACTTCCTGTCTTTCTGCCTTCTCTGCCAATTCTTGTTTAATATCCGGCATATTCCTTCCTCCTTCTAAGCAGCCTTAATCGTAAAACGTCTGCTCTGTGTTTGCTTAACATAATCGCTATAAATATCTGGACATTCCTTCTTGATCCGTTCTACATCCAGTTTCGAGGTGATGACACACTTCCAATCTACCTGATAATGATCGCAGATTGCTGTCTCATATTCTGCCATAGCCATCTTGACTTCCTGATCAATTCGCTTCATTTCTACTTCCATTTTATCGATTAACTCGGACAGTTCCTCTCTCCGTTGCAATTTATCATCATAACCATTGAGGATAATTCTTTCTGCCTTAGCATGTTTAAAATATTGATTGATAATTTCATCCGCAGCTTTTGAACCGTCCGGATCAGGCATGTTACTGGTAAGTACATGATTATTCCAGAAATTCGATTCTATCGAAATGAGGTTTCGTATAATCTCTTCGTCCCGGTCAATCCTTGCGTATTTGAATTCCTTACCCAGGATTACGACTGCAATGTACCATGCCTTGGCTCCCGTTACTGCCATATAATGATGGCATTGAATCTGATAATGTGTCGGAACATTTCCATCTTTCCATTTGTCTGCATTCAGGATACTTGCTGTCTTACATTCCAGTCCGATATTGTTACCGACGATCATTCGATCAACATTGGCCAGCATAAAAGAATATTGATCATGTACAAATATGGCATTGGCTTTTCTAACCTTTAGTCCAGTTACTTCCGTAAATCGTTTGGAAACATAATCCTCAAGGTCTCTCCCCTGACGCATGGCCTCGTTATCATAAACATCATTTTCCGCTGATGTCTTGTCCAAAAATACCGATATAGCAGTTGAGTAAGGATTTAATCCACAGATAGCGCCAGCATCAGATCCACCTATCCCCAACTTGCGATAATTCATCCACTCTTCATGGGATAAATCGTTGGTTGATATAAGTTTACGCATTGCTTCCCCTCCTTCTAATATCCGGATATATTACCGCGATTTTTAATGATACCTTTTTCTCGGAGACTGACGTGACATTTTCCTTCACCAATAATGATATGGTCAAGCAAACCAATCCCCAACAGATTGCCAGCCTCATCCAAACGCTTAGTTATCTCAATATCTTCTCGTGATTCTTCCGGTATACCTGAGGGATGATTATGAAAGCACATGATAAAAGTAGCATTACTAAGTATTGCATGCTTAAAAATTTCCCTCATCTGAACAAGACAGGTATTTACCGTTCCGACAGACACAATCTCCAGA